CGCTGCCCACCCCCCCATCCAGAACCGATGCCGCCGGAATCCGTATACGCCTGTGCCCGACCGGCAGGTGGTTCATACGTCGTATGATCGGTCATATAATGTATGAATGACACTTCACCGGCTGACCATCAACATTCCGACCGACCTCAAACTGGCCATGGACGGTCACACCGAATCCGACGGAGCGACCCTTACCGAACTGGTCAGGCGGGGGGTCCGGCTCTTTCTCCACCTGTATGAGGCCCAAAAACGGGGGGCTACCTTCACCATCACCGAAAAGGACGGGACAAAACGGGGGCTGTTCCTCCAGTAACCGGAAATTTCCCCGGGGAAACCGTAATACGGGGGGCATTTCTGAAAAATTCCTTTGCCCTGCGGGGCTTGATCTGTAGGTTGGGGGCAATCCGGGCTGAATACGGCGGGTTGCCGGGGGTTGAAAGCGTATACGGCTATTCTGGGGGCAACTGCTGCGAAAGGAACCCCCATGAGTGCCCATCAGGCCCCGCGTCACCGGGTAGACCGTCCTCACTGGGGGCCGCTGACCGTTCATGAGCGTGCCAACCGCCCCCGCGTCGGGGACTGGTGGTTCTGGCTGCTCCTCGTGGTCTTGGCCGCCGCTGCCGGGGTGTTTCTCGGGGTGGTCCTGTGAACCGGCCGTGGATGTACTTCGTCTGCGGGATTCTGCTCGGGATTCTCATCTCCCCGCTGGTCAGGATGATCCTCCCGTGAAACGGTGGGATCACAGGGGACGGTCGTGGAACAACCCCGAGGTGCACTTCTGGTGGGACTCTCCTTTCACCGCCGCCATCCTCCTCCTCGTCCTCGCCTTCGTCGTGGCGGTGCTCTGATGATCCCGCCGCGCCCCCGGGTGAAGGTTGACGGACTGGCTTGGTTCGCCCTCGGCTGGGTCTCCGGGATTCTGTTCGCGTGGCTGATGTGGAACGCCCGATGATCCCGAATATTGTCCGGCATCTGGGCTTCGCCACCGGCTACCTGTTCGGCACCGCCTACGCGGTGCTGTCCCGGATTTTCCCGAAGGGGCGGCTGTGATCGACCACCGGGACGACTGCAACGGCCAGCCGTGCACCTGCGGGGCTGCGCTACGGGCCTTCCTGAAGCGGAACCCGCCGATGCAGGGGCCGGTCATCGCGGGCAACCCGTGTGACTGCGTGAACGCACCGGAGGGCACGCCGGACTGCCCGTTCTGCGACTACGCCGGAGACGGCCAATGAGCCTGCAGCCTTACGGTCCCCGGCACTGGCACCTGACCCGGGAGGTCAAGGACCGGGGCGAGTGCGCGGCGTGCGATCTGGAGTGGGCCAAGTTCGACGCCCTGCTCAAGGCGGGGGCGCTCGATCATGATGATGATCAGGACCGCTAAACGCGATATATCGCGTTCGAGAAAGAGGGACCCATGGCAGTGCATGATTACAAGGCACGTCCCGTCACCGCGCTGCAGTACCGCCGCGGCGTCACCACCAGAACCGAACTGCTGCAGTTCTGTCCCGGGCTGGTCCTCGGCCACGGCGGGGACAGGCCGGTCGTTGTCGCGATGCAGTCCCCGTCGGGAATGACCGTCCTCGCCGACGGGGATTACATTGTCTGCTGCAGCGGCGTCCACTACCGCTGGGCCGCGGATGAGTTTGAGCGCGAATACGAGGAGGCGTCCTGATGTATCAGTACAACGCCACCGTCCTGCGCTGGGTGGACGGGGACACCGTGGACCTGCGCGTGGACGTGGGATTCCGGGTCTACATGGAAACCCGCTTCCGGCTCAACGGGGTCGACACCCCCGAGCGCGGGTGCGAGAACTACGCCCAAGCCAAGGAGTTCTGTCAGGCGCAGGCCCCGGTCGGTTCCGAGGTGCTGATCAACACGTACAAGGCTGACAAGTACGGGCGGTGGCTGGTGACGGTCATGGCCTCCGGCACCGTGCCGCTGAACGACCGCCTCATCAGCGCCGGGCTTGCCGTCCCCTACTCGGGAGGTGCAAAACAGTAATGCCCAGACCGCCGCTCGGGCCGAGCGCCAAGTCCGAAGTCATCTCGGTGCGCCTGACCAAACGTGAAGTCGCCGACCTGACCCGCAGGTACGGTTCCGCCGCCAAGGGGCTGCGGGCACTGTACACCGCATCCAAGAGGGAGCCGAAGAAATGAATCCGGAGAAGCACTACGTGATCGTGCCCAACATGCAGCGCTTCCGGGCGTGGGCGCAGGAGAACCTCACCGGGGAGTGGTCGATGCTCGGCGCACGAATCCGCACCGAGACGGCCGAGTACCGGCCGGTCATTCATCTGCGCCACCTGCGCGGCGCGACCATCACCCCGGCCACGGTGCACTGGGCGTCCGACTGGTTCATGGGCATGACCCCGCGGGGGGCGGAGGAAATGGAGTCCTACGTCGGGTTCCTGCTCTCCATCCACCACTCCAAGGAAAGTGCCGAATGAAAGCCGTCCGCTTCGCTGACGGGGTCAAGCCCCTGCTGGTCCCCATCGAGGCCGTTCAGCAGCACGGGCAAAACCCGAACAACGGGGACCTTGACGCGCTGATTGAGTCCATTCAGGTCAACGGCTTCGTCACGGCCGTCACCGCCGACGCCCGCACCGGGAACATCATCGCCGGGAACCACCGCTATCAGGCGCTGCACGCGCTCGGGGCCACCGAAATCCCGGTGATCTGGGTGGACCACATGGATGAGGGCGGCGCGGTCAGGTACATGGTGGCCGATAACCGCACCGGCAAACTCGCCGTCATCGACGAGTCCGCGGTCGCGGCCCTGCTCACCGACCTGAACTCCACCGACCTCGGGCTGGCAGGCACCGGCTACGACGAGCACGCCTACCAGAACCTCCTGCTCTCCATCGCCGCGGAACCGGAGATACCCGTCGAACCCGGCTACGGCCCCGGCGAGGCACCCATCGGCATCTTTCAGGTGGTCCTCGACTTCGAGAACGAGGACGACAGGGACTACTGCTTCAAGGCCCTCACCGAGCAGTACGAGGGCTACGACGCCACGGTAAGGAAGGCGAACCTGTAGATGGGTGAGAAGGAAGCCCGGATCATGACCGGGGCGAAGGCGTTCGCGAAGGCTGTGGAAAACGGGGAGGAACCCAACGCGGACCTCGTCATCTCCGAGACGGGCACGAAGGCCGAGTCGGCGGTGGCGCTGCGCATCGCGGGCACCTCGTACACGAACATCGCCAAGGCCCTCGGCTACGTCTCCGCGACCCGGGCGCGCCTCGCCGTGGAACGGGTGCTCGCCTCCACCGCGGACTCCCCCGAGGAGCGCGAGCAGATGCGGGTGCTTTCGGACAAGCGGCTGAACCGCCTGCTGCAGTCCGTCATGGGCAAAGCCGTGGACCCTAGGGACCCCGACCACCTCGCCTACAACGCGAGGGCGCTGGCGATCACGGACAGGATCATGCGCCTGTGGGGCGTGGACGCGCCGACGCAGGTGCAGATCACCCCCACCGACGAACACCTTCAGGCGTACGTGGCGCGCATGATGGCGCTCGCCCGGACGGAACCCGAGGCGGAGGAAGCGGACATCCTCGACGCCGACGTGCTGGAGGACGAAGTATCGGTCGACCGACAGGAGGGCAAGTGATGGCTAATCCGCAACCTGACCTGCAGGGCTGGGCCGACCGGGGCGAGGACCCGGAGTGGATGGAGAACGCCATCGCCCGGGTCCGGGCACGGCAGAAGAAGAACAAGACTTCCGAGAAGCGCAGGAACGGGACGTACATCTTCTACGACGACCCCTACCGGGTGCTGCTGAACGAGGCCGCCGCCCGGCGCGGCATGGGCGTCACGGCGTACGTCCGGCGCGCCGCCGCGGCGTTCATCGCCCACGATCTGGGCGTACCCTTCACGGAGGTCGTCAGGCATACCTCGAAGCCGATCCCGGACGGGGACAGCAGTCTCGCTCCCCGCACGGTCTCCTACGACGACGGGCGCGGAATGGGACCATGGCTGATAGAGGGCCTCCGCGATAAGTAAGGACAAGGGCGATGAACGAGCTTGACCTCAACGCATGGCGCAACTGGGACCAGAAGTCCAAGGACAAGCTGCTCAACATGGTCGCGACCGCGGAGCAGGAGCGCCGGGTCTGGTACTGCACCAAGGGCCGGACCTGCGACGGCCAGCCCCATGACCAGTACGGGTACCGGCATGCCCGCGGTGACCAGTGGCCCCCGGGGGACCCGGACTGGCTGGTGTGGCTGCAGAAGGGTGGGCGCGGCTCGGGCAAGACCCGCTGCGGCTCGGAATGGATACGCAAACTCAGTGAAAACATCGCTTACACCTCCATCATCGGACCCACCCTCCCCCACGTGCGCGACATCATGGTCGAGGGCGAATCGGGGCTGCTCGCGGCGTTCGACAACGCCAAGATCAACGCCCTCTGGGAGCCGTCCAAGCGCAGGATCACCCTCCCCGGAAAGGGCCGGTACAAGGAGCACCGCATTCAGGCGTTCACCGGCGAGGAACCCGACCGGCTCCGCGGGCCGAACCACGGCGCGGTGTGGCTGGATGAACCCGCCCACTACCCGATGATCGAAACCGTGTGGGACATGATGATGATGGGCCTGCGCTTCGGCAAGCGCCCGCGCGTGCTGTGCACCACCACGCCGCTGCCGACCAAGTGGCTCAAGGAACTCATCGAGGAGAAGACGACCCGCGCCGTCACGGTGTCCACGTACGCGAACATCGAGAACCTCGCCCCGACCTTCCGCAACGTGGTGCTCTCCAAGTACGAGGGCACCCGGCTGGGCCTGCAGGAACTCTACGGCGAAGTCCTCGACGACATCGAGGGCGCGCTGTGGACGTGGAACATGATCGAGGACAACCGTCCGATCGCGGCGGTCAGCCACAAGGACATGGACCGGATTGTGGTCGCCATCGACCCCGCCGGTACATCCAGCAAGAAGCGCGACGAAACCGGCATTGTCGTCATTGGCATCCGGGGCGATCACTTCTACGTCCTCGCTGACCATTCCGGCCACTACACCCCTGACGGCTGGGCATCCGAAGCATGGCGGGCGTACGACCTGTACGAGGCGGACCTGATCGTGGCGGAGAAGAACTACGGCGGCGAGATGGTGCTGTCCACCCTGCGGAACGTCCGCAAGGACGGCAAGGTTGATCTGGTGCACTCCCGGCGCGGCAAAGTGCTCCGCGCCGAACCCGTCGTCGGCCTGTATGAGCAGGAGCGGGTGCACCACGTCAAGATACTCACCGAACTGGAGCAGCAGATGACCGAGTGGGTGCCGGACATGCACGACTCCCCCGACCGGGTGGACGCGCTGGTCCACGGCGTCACCGCGCTGAACACGGGGCTGGCCCCGGCGACTATTGCCGTGCCGACCGGGCGGAACCTCAAGGGCGAGCCGAGCATCCAGTCCCGGGGGTCGCTGTTCGGCTACGCGCCGCGCAGTTCCGACACGTCACCGGATGTTGGCAGTGCAGCCACCGAACACGGTAAGGTGCGCGAGGAATCCCTGATATAGCCGGTACGCTCGTAACCATGGTGGAGATTCTCGTCGCGCTCGCGGCCGTCGTGGTCGGCACGCTCTCCATTGCGCGGCTCACCAGACTCATTACTCAGGATAGCTTTCCGCCGTCGGCATGGTTCCGCGCGAAATGGGATGCACTCACGAACGACGGCCCGTGGTCGATCCTCGCGCATTGCCACTGGTGTATGTCGATGTGGGTCACGCTCCCGATCTTGCTTTGGGGCTGGCTGTCCGGCCTTCACATCACATGGTGGCTGTTCAACGGATGGATGGCCGCCGCGTATATGGCCGCCATGATCGTTGAACGAGATGAAGTGGAGTAGACGACATGGCTCGAACCCGCAGGGCAGAGACGCCTCCTTCCAACTCGCTCGTCGCCTCTGCGGCGCGCATCGGCAAGAGCGGACAGAAGAATTTCACCCGGATCGCCGAGTCCATCGCGTGGCAGCGCGAGGCGTGGAGGATGTATCACATCATCGGCGAGTTCCGGTACTCCTGCGACTTCATCGGCTCCATGCTCTCCAAGGCCGAACTGTTCGCGTCCGTGAAGAAGGCGGGCAAGCGCAAGGCGGTCAAGACCGGTCCCGCCGTGGAGGTCATGGAGTCCCTGTTCACCGACGATGACGGCCGGGCCGAGATGCTCCGCCAGACCGGCATCCACATGTCCGTCGCCGGGGAACTGTACATCGTGTCCTACCCGAACCCGGACCCGTTCGGGGAGTCCGGGGACGTGTGGGAAATTGCCACCCCTTCGGAACTGAACAAGGTCGAGGGCGGCAGGTGGCGGGTCAACAACAAGGTCCTCGACATCGACCCGGAGGACGTGCTCGTCATCCGGGTGTGGCGGCCGGACCCGGAGAAGCCTTGGCTGGCCATCTCCCCGGCGCAGGCAGTCCTGCCGATCCTCGGCGAAATCTACGGCCTCACCCAGCACGTCGCCGCGCAGATCGACTCCCGCCTTGCCGGTGCTGGCATCCTGCTGGTGCCCTCCGAAATGACCTTCCCCGCCCCGCCCCCGGTTGAGGGTCAGGAGCAGCGGGTCGCCAACGACGCCGAAGACCTCATGCGGGTCCTCGCCGAGGCGATGCAGGCGTCCATCCAGAACCGCGAGGACGCCTCCGCGCTGGTGCCCATCGTCATCAAGGCCCCGGCCGAAGCCATCGCCGCGATCAAGCACCTGACGTTCTGGACGGAACTGGACGAGCACGCGATCGAACTGCGGAACGAGGCGATCCGCCGCCTCGCCCTCGGCATGGACATCCCCCCGGAGGTGCTGCAGGGACTCTCCGAGTCGAACCACTGGAGCGCTTGGGCGGCCGACGAGTCCACGATCAAGGCCCACGCCGAGCCGCTGCTGAAACTCGTCACCACCGCACTTGCTCAGGGCTACCTCCGCCCGCTGCTCTCGGACGAAAACGGCATCGCCGCCGACGCGCTGCGCTCCTACTCCATCACGGCCGACACCTCGGAGATGCGGCTGCGGCCGAACCGCTCCAAGGAAGCCCTCGAACTGTACGACCGGGGCGAACTCAACGGTGCCTCGCTGCGCCGCGAAACCGGCTTCGACGACGACGACAAGCAGACCGACGAGGACCGCATCCTGTTCTACCTGCGCAAGATCGCCTCCGGTTCCACCACCCCGGAACTGGTCGAGGCCGCGCTGCGCGAACTCGGCGTCGAACTCGAAGCCAAGCCCGCCCAGAAGGCCGAGGGCACCGAAGGCCGACCGGCACCGTCACTGGATGGCCACCCGGTCAACGACATCCCGGACAACGAAATCTCCCAGCGCCGTCGTGAGGCCCGGGACCGCGGGGACGTTCCCTCCGCCATGCCGGAACAGCGCAACGACGCCGCCGCGCTGATCGCCGCCACCGAGCAAGTCGTGGTCCGGGCGCTGGAGCGCGCGGGCAACAAACTGAAGAACAGGATGCAGGTGAAGACGACCTGCGCGGCGACCGACATCTACAAGTTCGTCAAGAGCGAGGACACCGAGTTCCTGCTCGACGACGCATGGACGCACGTGGCGACCATCGCTGACCGGCACCGCATCCCCACGCCGTGGCTTGAAGGCATCCTGAACGCCTACTGCACCCAACTGCTGCGGGAGCAGAAGGCCCACCACTTCGGAGCCTTCAGTACCTACATGGAAACCAATCTGATGCTCGTTGGAGAGAAGGTTCCAGCATGATCCGCACCGACCGCTTCACGATTGACGTGGACACCTTCGCCGCCGAGCGCAGACGTATCCTCGAACGCTCCGACGCCCGGCTCACCGATCCCGTTCGCGCATCCCTGACCCGGCTGGGCCTGCCCCGCTGGGAAGACAACATTATCGGGATGGCGCTGGACATCTTCGACGAGACGGCCCGCTCCGAGGTTGACGAGTGGAACCCGATCATCGACGACATGCGGGAGGAGTTCGAGCGCGAACTGCGCGAGGCGCTTCTGAAGACGAAACCCGCACCGGCCGAGCAGTTCGACGTGCAGGTGGAGCGCATGGTGCGCTGGCTCTCTACCTACTCCGTGAACGCCGGGACCGAGGCGGCGACCACCTCCGACACCAACGAGCAGGTCGGGCTGGAATGGGTCACCATGCACGACTCGGATGTCCGCCATACGCACGTGGAGACCAGTGGGCAGACGGTCCCCTCCGGTCTGCCGTTCGATGTCGCGGGGTATGAACTCCTTTATCCGGGCCAACCGGTAGGTCCCCCGGAAATCTGGATCAACTGCCGCTGCGTCGCCCGCCCGACGATGCTGGAGGAGTTCAAGGTGAAGGCCACAGAATTTACCGCCGATCCCCATCCTGACGAGGCCCTCGTTGCCGGGGCCACCGGCATCGGAGCCGGGACCATTGCCGGGGATGAGGTTGAGGAAGACGACGCCCCGATGATCCCGCTGGAGGAGGAGTACGAACCTGTGCCTTGGTACGGCGTGCTCGCCCCCGAGGGCGCTGTGTCCGGGGACGGCCGCGGATTTACCGACGGCGGGCTGCGCATGCGCGACCTGCCCCTGCCGATCAAGTGGATGCCAGAGGATGCCGAAGGCCACGACAAGTCCCGGGTGTCCGGACGCATTGACCGCATCTGGCGCGAGAACGGACTTATCAAGGCCGAGGGAATCTTCGACACTTCCGCCGCCGCGTACGAGGCCATCCGGCAGATCGCCGAAGGCTCCCTGCGCGGGGTGTCGGTCGATATTGACGACATGCAGGCGTCGCTCTCCGAGGACGGGGACTCCACCGTCGCCACCGGGCGCATCTGCTCCGCCACGCTCTGTGCAATTCCCGCTTTTGCAGAAGCTTTCGTCGCTCTCGGCACGTGGGCCGACGATGCTGGAGTGGTCCCCGGCGGCTCCGACATCCCGGATGGGGTAGGCTCTGCTCATGGGCGTGACGCAACTGAATTGGCAGCCGCAGGCGCGGACCTTGGACTGGAACCGGGTACTGAAGACCGAGACGTGCTGGCTTTGGGTCGGGACGCGGAACACAGCGGGATACGGCGTGGTCGGGAAGCCGCAGAGGATGGCGCACCGGCTGGCGTGGGAGGAACTGGTGGGACCGATCCCCGAGGGGGCGGTTCTGGATCACGTGAAGGCGACGGGGTGCGACTCGAAGCACTGCGTGAACCCGGCGCATCTGGAGCCGGTCCAACAGCGGACGAACATGCTGCGGGGCAGTTCACCGGCAGCCGTGGCCTTCAGAACGGGGGTCTGCCAGAAGGGGCACCCGAGCAGCGAGTTCGGGGTACTGCGGGGCGAGAAGATGCGCTGCCGGAAGTGCGACGCGCAGCGTTCGCGGGAGTACCGGCTTCGCAAGAAGGAAGCTTCGTAAGCGAAAAGCCGTGGGACGGCTCCGCGTCGCGCTTTACACCGGAACAATGGCGGTCATCCTGCGTCCTGCACGTCTGCGACGGGCTGGAAAAGTCCTGCCACAAACTCCCCATTAAGGAGCCGGGTGGTGCACTGTCCCGCGCCGGGGTGCATGCAGCAGCCGGGCGGATCGGGCAAGCGCAGGCTTCACCTGAGGCAAAGGCCCGCGCCAAGGCATCGCTCCGCGGGGCGTACAAGCAGTTGGGGGAACAGCCTCCGGACTCGCTCAAGGCCGCCGGGGAGACGGAGGAGTTCGCGCC